CTTGTTTTTGTTTTTTGCTTTAAAATAACTAATTAAATTTATAATTAGTGTATATATAACAAAAACGCAGCTTGAAATAAGAACTGTTATATAAGAAGAATTACGAATACTTTCATCAACAACTTCATTTATTGTTTGAAAATCATTCATATCAAGTAAGAAAAGATAGGTAATATTGTTACCTATCTTTTCAATATTGTTTTAATTAAGAACCACTACCAGTACCACTATTTGATGAATTTGAAGAACCAAACCCAAGAACAGTATCGATAGTTGAAGCAGATGTTGCACCAACAGGTACTGCGATATGTACTATCTGAGATACTCTTTCATCCCTAGTCTTAGCTGCATCACGACCAACTGCAAATCTAAGAGTATAGATATTATAAGTTGTGTCTTCAACAGCTTCTGGATAACCAGGATAAATAGAATCACCATCAGCATAAACATCGGTAAATCCCTTACCAGCAGCACAACGAGAAGCAAGGTCTTCAACATAAATCTTGTCACCTATTACAGGTGTTGCCGCTGTAGTTGTGATAGAAGTACCATAAAGGGCATCACCTGCCTTTAAAGTCCAACCTTCACCCTTGTTAAGACCAGTAATAGTAACTTGTGCAGAAGTACCACTTACTGCAATCTCAATACTACCAGTATCAGCAGCTGCCTTAAAATAAGCTCTAAGTCTATTAGCAATAGTAGCAGCAGTATCACCTGTTTTTGCAGTTTCTGTAGCAGTCCAAGTATTCCTCTCATGAGGAACAGCACCGTTCTTTACAAGAACAAGAGTATAAGTGCTACCAGCAACAACAGTAGGAACTGTAATACTTGCTGTAAATACACCCCCCGTAGAAGGGGTTGTCTTTGTTATCTTTAATGTATTGACATCTACTTCTGGAATAACAAAAGCAGGACTATTAGCACCACGACCAAGAACTATTGCAAAGTTAGTTGTTGGCTTTGCAGAAGCCCAAGCATTTGGAGTATCTAACTGATAAATACCAAGGCTACCAGCAGTCATAGCTGATAAGTCAGTAGGAGCAGAAGCTCCACCATTTGCTGCGGCTGTGCTATTTACAATTAAAAGTTGTTTCATATTTATTTATTTATTAAGATTGATAACCTTCATTAACAGGTCTTTGATTATTTCTAGCTAATTCTTGTTGATTAACTTGTTGATTACGTTGTTCACTCATAGTAGCACCTTGAATAGATGCACGATACAAATCTACTGCGTGTTTTAACATTGGTATATGTAATTGCTCTGGCAAATCAGAATCCACATTAGTTCCACCAATATCAGATAAATATCTGACTTGATTTGGTTTCTTAATGTAAGAACATCTAATCTGAACAGGTCTTTTACTACTCAAAATAGTTTTTAAACTTTGAGTGTCATTATCTCCAAAATAAACTTCAAATCTAGAATCTGAAACACTAGTATCTAAAGCATAAACTACCATTACTGGAGTTCTAAGTCTAGGAGCTAAAACCCAATCATTAAGAACATCTGCAAGATATGAATCATCTATAATTCTAACAGGAAACCATCTTGATAAATCTTTCTTATTAGCTTTCAACCAATTTTCTATATGAGTTTTATAAACAGATATAAGTGCTTTTTTATTTGCTTCATTAAATGTTGCATCTTCTAACATTTTATCTTTATCACCTAATATAAATGATATTTCGGAATCTGTTAATTCTCTATAGCTAACAGGTTCATCATAATAGTTTTTATATTTAAGATAATACTGTTGTGAGCTTTGGTCATCTGTTGCATACCTTACACTAAAATCAACAAAATACATTGCATTTGTTACACGTTCTGATGTAAATATATAAGGTTCATTTTTGTATTCCTCTAATGTTTCTACATCATATAAATCTAAAGTATCAACTTTGTATAGTGTACGAAGTGCATTTATATTTGCTAACTTAGCATTATCTGTTATTACTCTATCATTGGTTGTACCAACATTAGCATTAATGATTTCATCTATGGTATCCCTAATAGAAGTATTGATAAGTACATCTATTTGTTCGGGCAGAATTGCACGCACATTCTGCATACCCATTTGTTGTGCATATTGTCTAAACCAAACGTGCATTTCTGTTGTATTCATAATGTAATATTAAATAAGTTTAAGTTTATTCTCATAAGCAGTACGAACATCTTTATGTTCTTCATTTTCAAACCAAGCAATAGCTTCGTTCATATTAGAACCTATAAATGTACCATCTGCTGTACATATTTGCTGATTAAACTCAGAACGAATCAGTTCACCACGAGAAATAAGAGTTTCAATAAATGATTTAAGTTGTATAAACTTATCATTAACAAAAGCATTAAACTTTTCTGGATTAGTATTAACATACTCAATCATTATTGCAGACTTTTCACTTCTGTCTTTAAGAAGAGCCTCAGCAAGATTATCATTACGAGAAACACAAATAGCAACATAAACTGCATCAAACTTCTTGTCACTACCATTAAGTTCAACAAAGTTCTTCATTGCCTTTGTCTTCTGTTCTGTAAGTTTTCTCTGCTTTTCAGCTTCTTTAGCTTCATCTTTAATATAGAACCTAAGTGTAGGGTCTGAATTAATCAAAGCTATATCTTTAGCAACTTCTTTATAAAGAAGACAATGACGCCACATTAGATAATTCTCTAAGTTTTCTGGACGACCATATTTATATTTACTACTTTCTAAATCATTGATAGCAGTAATTTTTTTAGCTAAAGCTTCTTTAATAGCTGTGATGTTATTTCTATTAACCTTTTCATACTCTTTATCTATCTTTTCTTCAGCAGCTTTATATTTCAAATAATCTGCTTTAGTATTATAAATAAATGAAGTATTAAGTTTAACATCATTCTCGTTAATAGTAAACTGAATGTTACTAAGCCATGCTTTTACACGAGTAATAAACTCTGGATTATTAGGACTTATTCCAATTAAAGCAGGGAAATAAGCATTTACTTCTCCAGCATTTGCAGAAAGAATTTGACAAGAACGAATAGAAGAACCAATAGTTTCCTTACGTTGTCCAAGAACTTTCATATTAACCTTACGATAATTAGAATAATTGTGAACAAGACTTATTGTTACACTTCTCTTATCGACATATTCTTCATTTAAAGAATTATCAACAACTGTTGTAGTTTTAGGTGTAGCTTCTACTTCTGCACCTTTTGAATCTTTAGCCTCACTAGCCTTTATTGTAGGATTATTAAGTGACATATTCTTAATCTTTTTATTTATTACTCATTATAATACACACTTTAACTGCATCATCTTCGTTGCGTTGTTCACTTGTAAGCCATAAGTATTCTTAATTTCATAGCGTGACATATCTATTTCAGTACCAAGAGAGTTAGCAGGAACACCACCCCAAGAAGCTGGTATTGGAGTAAGACCCTTAAGTACACCACTAAGATAAATCTGACCTTTAAGACGAACCTTACGAACATTACGAGTTCCTTCATAAGTTGACATATCAAGTAGGAAAGCTTGATGTGAACTCATTGGACGACCAGTACGAGGATGAATGTTACCATTTGCCTTATCGTTATCAGCAATAGTACCATGGTCTAAGAATGGAAGATGCTGAACAGTAATAATATGATTATCTACAGTCTTATAACGACGAAAATACTTACCATAAGAAAGACCACCGTTAAAGTCTTCAATCATCTTATCACCAAGAGGAGTAGCAAAACCTTCAGAACGAGCATCATTTCTGATAGCTTGGTCAAAGTCTTCCATAAAACCCTTACCACCCATAAGAACTACTTCCATACTACCTGTATCAGTATCCTTATCAAGAACATCACCAATAGTACGTTCAATCTTATTAAGAGTAAGAACTTCTCCATAAGTGTCATAGTTACTTTCACGACAAATCTGAATCATACCAGCAGTATGTGGAATAGGTTCGCCATTGTCAGGGTCAACCATAGTAACTTCACCATTTTCAGTACGATTATATTCAGCTATCCAAAGACGCTCTTCATCCATAATACGAATTTGAATATCATGTTGACGCATTTCTTCATTAATCCAAAGATTAGTCGTACCACCACTTTTAGTCTTAAATTCATAAGTAACAATAGTATTACTAATATTACCTGCAATTTCCTTAGAATAACGGTGATATTCAAGTTGTGAAGTCATCTTACCAGGACCCATAACATTAGAACGATTACCCTTACTATAAGAAGCACTAATTGTAGGTGCAGTCATACTCCAATACTTACCAACAGCTAAGTTACTTGCATCAACAAAAGCATTTGGATTTGGATTAGTAAGACGAAGACGATAAAGGAAACCACCATGAGTGCCTTCACCAAGGTCTTTCATAATACGTACTTGAGTTACACCATCAGGAGCAATAAGACCATATTGTTCAATAAGCCAATGTGTTTTAAATTCAATATCAAACATAGCACCACCCTTACCTGGAGTAGCATTAGATGTGTTAAACCAAACAACATAATCATTGTACCTTGAACGTCCCATAGTCTTCCATGTCCACTGTTCAGTTGTAATATCAACAACACCTGCTGAACCTTGACCTTCAGTAAGGAATGTCAGAGGGAATCTGTCATCATCCATACCATAAGTGTAAGTAAGAGTGTTGTTAATCTCTGCTGGTTGTGTAAGTTTAAGATGTGCAATGGTTTCTTCATTAGAATAACCTCTGTCATCATAATTTCCACGAGATACTTCTCTAAGTTTGTACATAATTTTAAGATTTAATTAACATTAATAATTATCCAAGAAGAATATCATTATAGTCAACATTTTTAGCTTTTGATTTTATAGTTTTGACACTATGATTTGTATTAGCTTTTCTAGAAGATATAATAAGTTTTTTAACTTCATCTTCTTTTTTATACATACTAATTAAATCTTTATAAGTGTTTCCTGTAAAAAGCAACCAAGCATCAAGTATATCTTTATTTATTACCTCTTGTTGTGATAAATTATCTGTATCTATAGCATATTGGGTTTTAGTAGTACCTTTATCATCAACAACATTAGGTTCTGATATATATTTATAAAAATCATCAATAGTTACTGTTTTCTTAACACCATTAACATTTCTCACAAATGTTGTAGGTATTTCAATATCTCCTAATTTTCTAGATTTTATTGTATTATAAACAGCATCTACATATTCTTGTTCTTGTTGTTCTTGCTCAGCTTTTAATCTGTTTACTTGTTCTTCTCTTTCTTTTGCATTATCTATATCTAATTGTATTAAATTATTTAATTGTATTTCAGCTTCTTCATAAAGTCTTCCAGAATCTTCAAGATATTTTATATAAGTTTCACTTAATGTTTTATTACCAAATTCTAAAGCAGCTTGGCGAATAATAGCTTTGTGTTGCTCAACATTATCTTTTTGTAATTGAACTTGTCTTCTATCAGGAAGACTACCAAAACCTACATAAGTTCCATTAAGTTCTACATAATCGATATATTCTTTAAGATTTGGAATACTATTATATAACTCATTTATAGCATCTTTTTTAATATCATCTATGTTATTTCCTATAACAGTTTGTATATACTGTTTTACACCTTCTACATCATTAGAAAATTCTACAGAATTTCCATTTTCATCTTGTATATCTAAACCTATTGATTTTATAACATTAGAAATATTTAATTCGTTGTCATCATTCTCTGCTATTTCTACATCACCCAAATCTTTCAAAGATTTAAATATATTTCCATCAGCATCTACAAGATTTTTGTCATCATCTATAGTGTAATCAACACCATCAAATGTAACAACATCTCCTGGATTCACATCAGAAAACTTATCATCTTCTTGCTTTTGATTGTTATCATCATCAGTATTTTTGTTTTCGTTTTCTTTAGTTTCATTTGATTTACCAGTAACATCTTCCTTATCAGGTGTACCTTCTAAAGATGTTACATCTTCTTCTTGCTTTTGTTCTTTAACATCATCACTTGAATTAGTGTTAATTGCTGTTCCTTCAAAATCTATTTCAGCCATACTCTTATCATTTTAAATTAAACTAATTATTTAGATACCACAAAATTAATATAAAATTTTAATAATGACTATAATCAATATCAAAATATTGTTTAAAACCACACATTTTTAATATATTATTAATTTATTACTGCTAATACATAACATGATTTATATATGCCAAAATTGCCCAATTTCCTGCATTGTACTGCTGTCTATAAAGAAATTGATATAGTAATAAGGACAAAGCAAAATAATCGCTTACAGACAATTTCAAAAAATTAAATAAAATAAGTTGTGATTACCATTAAGATAACCACAACTAGTAACATGAGAGTGTATATTAAAGATTAATTATCTTCTAGAAGTTTGATTTTGAATAGTATTTAATATAGCATCTTTAACTTGATTTTTAAAAAGTTCTTTTCCATATTTTTTAGCTTGTTGAATATCATAATTATATATTTTATTAGCTTTAACAAGATAACCTTCTGTACCTCTAAGAAGTTGTTTATTTTTATTATATATGTTACGAAGTCTTCTACTTTTATATAGAGCTTTTTCACCTTTTATCCCGCTTTTAGCTGCTTTACCTGCTAATTTCAAACCTATAGTATCTAGAACTGTACTAGCAACAGCCCAACCTACATTTTCTAATATTGGTTCTTTATAAGCAATATAAATATCTTCTGCTGCTCCTGCCATTGGTACATATCCAGCAACTTCATCAACTTCTTTAGGCATACCAAGGAAATCAGATGCTATACCCCCCTTCAGCTTTATGCCATTTACGAGCATTTAAAGCAAATACTGCTCTTTTACGAGTAAGAGGATTAGAACTATGAGATAATTCTTCAGCAGTTTTACCAGTACGTTTTATAGTAGCAGTAAACTTACCTCTATTTTCTGGTTTAATATATATTTTACCACCAAATTCACAAAGTCTTCTTTTCATAAGCTTTACTTTTTATCATATTTATTTTTATTAGTTTTAGCAATAGCTAAATCATTTTGCATCTTTTCTCTTTGAACTTGTCTATCAGCAGCTTTATTATACATATCAGCATTTAATCTTTCTCTATCAAGATTTAACTTTTGTTGATTAACACTTTGTCTATTTTGTTCAACAGTTTCTTGTAATCTTTGTTTAGCTATTTCTCCAGAAACCTCCCCCGTAGAAGAGTGTGTCATAAGACTAATATTTGCATCAATATTCTTTAATTGCATTTCATATTGATATTCAAGTTCTTTAGTTAGTCTATCTTGTTCACCCTTAGCTTGAATTTTAGCAATTTCATTTTGTTGCTTAGCTTGCTCTAACATTTGGTCTGCTTGTTTCATCTGTTCCTCATGCTGTCTTTTTATTTCCATAAATTTAGAAACAGTAGCTTTTATTTGAGTAACATTATTTCCAGTTATAGCTGCAATAGCCATATCTAAATCACCATTTTGTGCAGCACTAAATGCCCATTGTTTTAATTGTTGTATCTTTTCTTGTTCTTTTTGGTCATTTTTACAAATAACAGATGCCATTGTATTTGTAAAACTATTAACATCAAGACTTAAATATCTTTGTTTGTATGTATCATCAAAATAAGAAACTTCTAAACCTTCGATAAATGCAAACTTAGCATAATCTATATCACGTTGATAATCTCTTCTTCTAACTTCATCAAAAACAGTATTTATTATAACACTGCCCATAGAAGAACGAGCTATAGCTTCTTGTGTTGTACCGTTACCAGCAGATTGTGCAATTTCACCATATCTTTGCATATTCATATCTACCATCTCTCTGGCTTCTTGTTTAATAGCCTCCATAAGATTAGTAAGCTCAGTAATATAAGTACCAAGATTAGCATTTAACATTCTTATATTAGCCATCTTTTGTGAAGTAGTATCTTCGCTATCATCAACAAGAAGAACACCATCAGCAGCCATTTTATATATCTTATCTTCTGTATCAGAAGTGATAAGAGATTCAGGTAATAACAATATCAACATCTTATTTTTAGCTATTACCATTTCTCTATGATAAGATATTATATTACGCATTATTTGATATGGTGTTATAAGTTTAATAATACTAAACTTACCCATAAAAGGTAATAGTTCCATAACACCATTATAAGGTAATTTATTTTCTCTTTGATATAATATAGGTCTGGCTTTAATAGGATAAACAGCACTATATCTATTACCTATTCTATAGCCTTCATATATTTGTTGTTCATATTTCCATTCTATAGAAATATCTCCAGCTTCTTCATTAAGTTCATAATCTTCATCTACAACTTTTTGTGATACTATTCCCATTTCAGTTGTATAAGTTACAATACCTTTACGAACTTCACCTCTCCAAACAACGTGCCATACTTCAAAAAGATTATTATTACTTTCAGCTATATTTATAGGTTCTTTTTTAAAAAGTTCTCTTTCTTCTTTAGTTAACTTTTCACAACCATCAGGATATTGTTCAAAATATTGATTATATAAAAGTTTAGTTCTAGTAGTAACAGCACCTGTAGTATCATAATATTTTTGTAGAAATTCTCTATCTCTTTTATCAAGAACTTCATCAAACATATCTATAATTTGTGGATAAGATAATAACATCTTTCTTGCAAACATATCAAAATCTTCCACAAAGAACTTAGAATTAGGAACAGGATAAGCTTCTATAACTGGAACATTCTCTTTTATAATTTGACCATCTCTAACATCTGTATAAGTATAACATTCACCTAAAGTACAATAATTGAAAAATGCTGACAAATACATTATGTTATCTTCTGTTATAGACCTTATATAATCTAATACATCTTGTGCTTGTTTTGAATTATCATCTATATATTTTTCATTAAAGTCTTTAACAAATTGTTCAGGGTCAGGCATAGCTTCTTGTGGACTTATTTCTTGTGGATTACCACCTTCTGCTTGTGCTTGATTTTGTAATTCTTGCAATCTCTTTTCAAACTCTTGTTGAAAAGCTTGTTGGGCTAATATTGCAAGTTGTGCTTTAAGTTTAGTTTCTTTTTGTAGAACAATCTCTGGATTATTAGCACCAACAATAAATTCATGAATACCTTTTTGATATTCTGAAACATAACGTCTTACAATATCATTCATAATATCTAAATTTCTCATAGTAGCTGGAAATCTAGTATATTTTTCATTATTACTATTGTAAGGATTTAATGTTTTCTTATAAAAACTATTTGGTATATCTCCATGTAGTATAGCCAACTTTGTTTCAGTATCAGCTCTGTCATTACTTGACAAACCTGCTGCTATAACATAGTCTATACAATTAGCATACCATTGTTGTTTACTTTTTTCTGCTCCAGACACTCTTTGTCTAGGAAACACACCGTTATAAGTAATCATATTAATACCATGCTCGTTTTAAAATGTTTGTACTTGTATCTTCTGTATTTATCTTTTTTCTACTAGCAAGTTCTTTACTAGCTTCTACATCACATAATTTCCATTGTAATCCTCGTATCAACATTGCTGATACTCTATCGAAGTTACCTATGTTATTCCATTTCTTTAATTCTAATATAGTTTGATAATCATATATTGTATGATAAAATCTTTTAGGTCTTCCAAGTTCATCTACACCTATTTCAGAATATAACATTTCTTTAGTAAGACGAAGTGCTTCGAGTTTTCTAGCTTCTGTAATAGAAACACCATAAGATGCAGCAGCATGAGCTTTAAGAGAAGTATCCCATATTTCTACTGGGTCTTTCATTAAATACTTTAATGCTTTCCATTTTGTAAAGTTACTAACAGTTTCACCACGATTGACCTCAACACCAACAGTACCAATACAATTATAATATCTTGCTAAAAGATAACAAATTCTATCAGCTTCTTCAAGTTTATCTGGTCTTCCATAATAAGTAGCAACAAGAGCTGTTTTAAAATTATTATAAATACTAGGATTCATCCAAACTTGAATACTATTATGAGAATGTTTATTAGTGATTTGTTTAGCTTCTTTGTTTATACCAACAGGGTCATAACTTATACTATACAAACTAGGTGGTGTACCAAAGGTATATTCTCCATTCTTGTCTTTATATTTACATTTTAAAGGATTAAACCATTTTCTGATACAACCATGATGATGTTCATGAGATTTAATAGGAACACCTAAAATATACTCAAAGAAATCTACATTATGTTTACCTCCTTCTGCTTCTATTCTAGCATTTGGTTTAAACTCTACAGTATTACCTTTATCGAACAACATACCATCAACATAAAAATTGAAAGCATTATCTGTTCTAAGTCTTTCTTCCCATTCCATAAGTTCTTCACTACTAAATATATTTTCAGTAGTAGAACTAAAAGATTCAGCAGGAACATTTGCATATTGACCTAAATAGTTAATATATTCAGCAAATGTTTTACTATCTTCTTTTTTCTTTATTCTTTCGTTATACGATACTTTTAAACCTAACTCTATATTTGAATTACCATCATTATCTAAAGATTTAGCATCGCCTATTTGTCCTTCAAGTCCCCAACAATAAGGTTTAAAATAACCACAAACTTGGTCACGACTATCTTTATCCCAAACATTCTCAAATTGCATAAAATTATAAGACTTTGGAGAATAAAAATTTTGTTCAAAAGTTTGCATATTACCAGCAGTAGCTGTACCCCAAGCTATAAGAATACCAGTAGTATAACTACCAGTTCTCATTGCAGGTTCTGTTACAGACATAAACTCATCAAAGTTATCCATAGTAGATAACTCTTCGACTTTTACTTTTCTAGCATCTTTACCAATAGCACAGTTAGGATTATTAAAAGCAGATACAGAAAACAAACCACTGTCCCACGATTTAGGAGATTTATTACCATTAGGAAGTTTAAATCCTAAAATGAAATTCTCTTTATCTGTTGTAAGAATACCACGTTTAAAGAAAGTTCTTGTTTCATAAAATCTAATATTATCAATAGTAAAGTCTGTTAAACCACCTTTAACTGTAAGATATTTTTTATCAATAGCTACATGAATTTGTGCTTTTCTAGGATAAAGATTCATATCGTTAGCTGTATCAGCAGCCATAATGTATGAAAAACCACCACGTCTTGTTTTATCTATTATAAGATGAAAACCATTACGTTTAGCAAATTCCATTATATGAAAAGTCCAAAATTGAGCATCAATAAATCTACTAAAATCAGTTTTCTTTTCAGCAGTAGCAATTTTACTACTAGATTTTACAGTAGATACATCTGATTGTAATATTTGTGTATAATTCAAAAAGTTATAATGACTACCAGTAATTCTAACATTTTGAACAACACCATTCCTCAACAAACAAGGAGCAGTATAACCATGTTGTCTTCTATACTCTTCTCTTTTTCTAAGTTGTCTATGAGGAATACTATCTTCTTTATAAAAAGTATATTGTTTATTCTTTTTATAAAAATCAGCCATTTCTGTAAAAAGATGAGTATTAACAAAACGGTCACCTTCATTTATATTTAAAAGGAAACCACCAGAATCACCTATAAGAAATAAATCATCAGGGTCATCATAACCTACATCTTTAGCGTGTTTATAACGAGTCTTATCCTCTCTTATATAATTTAAGAAAGGATAAGACTTTATATATTCCTCTATAGTTGTTTGCATATTAACAATTATATTTACATACCTAACATATTTTCCAATTTAGTACCTTTGCTTCTATAAACTGGATTATTCTTTTGACTTCTAATTCTCTTTTCATTAAGTCTTTTTAATTCAAGCATAAGTTCTTCATCAGATAGTCTAACTTTACGTTTTGGTGTTTCTTTTTTAGAAGCTTGATAATTTTGTTTAAATTCAAACTTATTTTTAGAACCATATTTATTTAAATTATTCTCAAAATTAGATGTTCTTTTTTTAGTAGTTTCTGTATTTCTGTTATTAGTTGATGAAGATTTAGCATTAGTAACAGTTTTTGTATTAGTAACAGTTTTTGTATTAGTAACAGTTTTCTTGTTAGTTGTTGAAGCGGTAGTATTATTTTGCTTATTGCTTGTAGAATTGTTTGTATTAGTTGCTCTATTATTACTTGTTCTATTACTAGTTGTTCTATTGTTTACATATTTCTTTTCCGCATTAACTTCTTCTTTAAGCTTTGTGTTGTACTCTTTACCTCTCCACCAAAAAGTTTTCTTACCAGCAGCTCTAGCATTTTTAAATGCTTGACCAAAACTAATTCTTTTAGTTTGATTTTGCATTTCTCTTAGTTTTCGTCTAACAAATTGTTTATCTTCTTCTTTATCATAATCTTGACTTATACTTCTAATATCTGTATCATTGTTTACAGGTTCTACAACAACGTTTTCTCTTTGTGATACAATTCCTTCATCCAAAGAATCTACTATTTCATCTCTATTAAATATAAATCTTTTTTTAATAGAACTATTTAAATCTTTCAATCTTTCAGGCATAATACTTATTTAAAATGTTATTTTAATAAAAACCCTATCAATAATGCTATAGTTGTTCCGATTGCAATATTACGTTGAACAGTCTTTTTATTAATTTTCTGTTCAAGCGACTTAATAGTATTACTATCATTGCTAACAATTTGTTTGTATTTTGTAATAAGTTTATCATTATTACTAATAACCAAACATAAAGAATTATTAATAATTTTCTCATATTTTAGTTCTGTCATTTTAATATTAGCTAGTTTAAGTTCAGATATTGGAATAAGAACTAAACTATCACTTTGCATTTCCACCCCCATAGAAGAGATGTTATTGTTCTCGCACCAACTGTTTGAATAACTTGATAGTACTATCATTATCAAGACTAATAACCTTAATAATTTCATTATCTCTATTTTGTTTTATAATTTCTATATGTGCTTTAATAGTGTCATTTCTTGATTGAAGAGAATCAACATAATGTATTTCTTCTATAGGGGGTTTGTTGTCACACTTTTTTAAAAGAATAAAACTTATAAAATATGCAACAATAACACCACCAATTATTATAAGTATATTTATTATTTTATAACTCATACTAAATCTTTTTCTTCAATTAGTGTATAAGTAAAACTATTACCATACAATTCTTTTTGTTTTTTACAAACATTTATAAAACTATTAAATTGATTAGGTTCTTGAAAAACTTGACAACCAGCAGAATACATATCTATGGTTTGTCTAACATAAGCTTGATTAGCTCTATGTATATTTATTCCAAAAATACCTTCATCAATCTTCTTAGGTTCTAAATCGTATATAGCATCTTTATTATTGTCACGATATACTTTGACTGGTTTTCTTTGACATAAAGCAGTATATTGACCTTTATGTAAACCTAACTGCCAACAACCTCTATATTGATTTGGCACAAGTATAGCAGTTCCTTTACTATTTTCAGGTTTAAGCATTATAGTTAAACCAGGCTTTGTTGTAATATTATATATAAGTTTCATCAATTTATTTTGATTTGTCCTATATATAACAATAAGATAATCATCAAATTTATTAGTTACTTTATTATCATTATTTGTTCTAATACCAATAATATTTAAATTATATGCTCCTTTTGTAAAATAAGCATAACCCTTTTGTTTAAATAACTTTTCAAAATTGTAATTGTATATCTTTGAACGTAATGAATTTTTTATCATAATTATAAATCAAATAATTGAGGTTGTTTTCTATTAGAATTTACTTGTATTTTTCTATCTGCAAAAATAGCATCTGCTTCTTTATTTAAATAATTTATTCTATACCAATTAACAGATTCTGTACCATTAGGGTCTATGTGAAAACCATCAACATCTCTATAAGGTTGACCATAAGCATTTAAAACAAAAGGACTTCCTATATGACAAAGACCTAAACCTTTACATGGTTTGTTTAATATTCTTTCAGTAAGTCTAGCATAAATACTTAATTGCATAGAATAATGAGAACCATTACACTCTGGCAAATGATTAAGAGGAGGTAACATTTTATCATTCTTTCTAACCCATTCATTTGTTAATTGATTAGGTATTGTGGTTTTATCTTTTTTAAAATAACCACTTTCAAATTGTAAGCCACCTCTGTTAGTTTTCCAATCAAGAATAACAAAATCAGTTTGTCTATCACAAAGAATATCAATAGTACCAGATATTAATAGTTCAGGGTCAAATACTCCAATTTCAGAATATATTGTATAACCTCTATCTGTATAAAATTGAAATACTCTATATATCTCTTCGTATTTATTTTCTGTAGCTTCTTTAAATTTATTAACATCTAACGGTGTTGGAATAAGATTTGGAATATCAGCTACAGTTATACACCTACCACTAACTTGTTGTAAATATTGTATTGCTTCTTTAAATTTACTAACATCTTTTATAGCATTTTCTATACCATTATGAGTGTTAGTTCCTCTATCACAAGCTTCATCTTTAATTTTATTCCATTGTTTGATTATTTCTTTTTCACTAACACCTTGTTCTCTAGCTTTTTTATGTGCCCAATATTTTGCATCAAATTTTGGACAATAAGCACCAATAAGAGTAGTGACAGAAATATACTCATTACCATTAGAATCAGTATATTTATGCGGTCCTTCATCAAAGTATAAATATGTATTACTATAAATATCATTCATAATTTTCAGCATCCATACTACTTAATACAACAGAACCACCTCTAGCAAGTTCACTTTCTTTTTCATACATAAGATTTTCTTTTGCTTCTTCTAATCTTTTAAGAATAGCAGGTAATTCTTTACTTTGTGCATTAATAGCGTTCATTAAATTTATAACATTAGATACTTCACTTATATCAATATTTGACTTTAGTTTTTCATTAAGTAAACTATTTATAACATCTATTGATAGATTTATATTATGTAAACCTTTTAATATGTTTTCAACAACTCTACCAGCTTCTGTTATATTTTCTTCATAATATCTTTTTATAAGACGTAATACTAATGCATCTGGTATATAATTAGATGGTAAATCAGCTTGTTCAATAGCCATCTTTAAACATTCTGCATCACTAAGACCACTTTGTTTAGCAGGAGATTTAGGGTCGCCTAAATAATAAATAACAATACATTCTTGAATATAATGTTTTTTATCTTTTGTTTTATCTCTGTTATATAGTGTTCTTATATCTTTATCTAGCATTTGTCTTACTGTTGGTGCAACAGGCATACCATTGTCATCAATAGTAATCAAACTATCTATTGTAAGTTTATACTTATTCATTTGGCTTCTTCCATATTATATAATGTAGAACATAAAAAGATTGCTAAAGGTTCACCATGTTTTTCACATAGTTTTTTATAAAAACCTATATTAGATTTAACAAATTGACTTGTTATATATTTTGTATATCTATCTTGTTTAACTTGTTTAGCTAAATCATTATATACATTTTTTCTAAATAACAAATATTTGTCTTTATCTAATTCGTTTTTAGCATTTTCTATTAATTCTTTTATTTCTTCTTGTTTGGCTTTTACCATAACTTCAGGTGTTCTTATATTACCTATAAATGGAATACTTGTCCAACAACCGTCGTTTAAAAAATCAATAGCAGCTAATTCACAATCTCTTACTATTTCTAATGCTATTTCTTTATCTACAATATTATTATCAATAGTGTTTATTATGTCATCTTTTCTACATATTGTAACAGGATAACCATTAGGAAAATTAAATATATCTGCCATTTCTGTATGTTATATAACCTCCCCCGTAGAAGAGAAGGAGTTGTTACGCCCCTACCTCTTCTTGTGAAATTGGTTGTATTTCTATATAATTACTATCTCCATTCATTGTATCTTGTGTTTTTGAAGAATATACTCCATGTATAACACAATTAGGAACAAGTTTAAATTCTACAAAATAACATTCCTCACTGCCATAGTTGTTTTTATATCTTTGTGCAACAAAAGTATCTTTGTTTATATCAACTATAAACTTATCAAGACTAAGTTCGTTTGTTGGAGAAACAACATGGTGTCCTAAAGTCAAATCACTAGATGCAATAATAAGCTTATCTCCAAGTGATATACTATTCATAAATTCAGAATCTTTAGAATTTGTTTTAACAAAAATAGGAACAACACCAATACTAGCATTTTTTCTATTTTGTTTTTGAGCAAGAATAATACTTGCTAAACTTTCATGGTAAATAATAGCAATAACAGAATAATTATCTGCTGGTATTACTTGCTTTACTGCATTTTCATAATAAGAAACTGGAATTTCTTTAATACTTGTAGGAAGATGATATATTTTTTCTACATTTCCTACTACTAATTTAAATTCTTTCATAATTAATAACTAAATGTTGTTTTATAATTTGAATTACTTAAAAAATCATTATTACTTTCAGTAACTGTTGTAACAAATTTATTATTTGCTTCACTAACAGTTGTAACACAAACATCATACCACATCATAGGAGTTTTATTCTAAAATTGATGGTATTGCAAAAGTAATAAATATATTTCAAGTATGCAAGAAACTAATAGTGAAAAAAGATAAAATTAACATAATGAAAGATATTTTCACAATTTCTATCTCTATCAGGTTTATTATCAAAATCTCTATTAGTAAGCGATAAGCTATTTTATATCCAATACTATCAAAACTATCAATACTATCAATATCTCTATCAATACCTGGTTTTATAATTCTTACAATACTAAAAATTTTATATTAAAAATTGTAAAAAAATTTGTATATATAAAATATTATTATTAATTTTGTAATTAATAATAATATTAATAATATAATATATAATATAT